CCAACAATAGCTCTATCTAAGTTTGAATTTGCAGATACTGTACTATTTACATCCACTGGCAACCCATTGATTACTCCTGGTGCAGAACCCCATGCAAGTTCTGGATATAACTTTTCGCCATTTGAATTTTTTAGTTTTGCTAATTCAGAACGAAAAGCAGGAGCTAAAGCTAATCCTGTTACATCTTTTTCTGACCCCTGAATTAATGCAATTGCAGATTCAATCTGATCATCTGCTGTTGTTCCGGTAGAAACCGTTACTGTTTGAGTGACCATTGAATCAAAGTGGTTTTTCCCAATAACAGAGGACGCATTCCCTGTTCGTGGATTTACACCATGCATTGCCATAATGTCAAATCCTCGTGCGGCTTTCTTTGCAAATCCATCTGCAAATGCTTTTAAATAATCTAATTTAACTTCATCAGAAGCGTACATAAACTCATCCGAAACACGAGCTCCATATTCAATTTTTACAGGAATAATTGTAATCGGTGTAACTGTTGCTCCACCTTTCGTTTTTGCTCCATTTTCGGCTACTACATCCACTTCTTTATCTAAACTAAATGTAAATTCTCTCATACCATTAAAAGGTACAGGTTTTGATTTTGACAATTTGGCTAATGATGATTTCCCTGATACTAAGTTCATCATTTCGGTGACTAATACTTCTGGAAATAAATTCCCTTTTGTTAATACATCAGACATGCTTTTTTACCTCCTATTTTAAATTTTTAAGCATTTCTTTAAATGCAGCATCAGTTTGATTTTTTCCGTTATTTTCTTCACGGTTTGCCATCGGTTCCGGTTTTGCATTTGCTTTGAATAAATCAGCAAGTTTTTTGGCATCTTTTTTGATGTCTTCTTCTGTGTCTCCTGCTAATCTTTCTGCCAATTCAGTCGGCAATCCCATTTCCAAAGCAGTTCTCATTTTTACCGAGTTGGTCTCGTATGCTTTGTTTTTGGAAGTTAGTTCTGCAACCATTTTTTCAAGTCCTGCTTTTTCTTCTGCAAAACCACTGATTTTCTGTTCATACTCACCATTTTTCTTTTTGATGTCCTCATAATCAGAGTACTTTGCAGTTTCTCTTGCAAGTCTTTCCCTAATTGCTTCGTTGAACTCTTCCTGAGTGTTGATTGGCTTAAATTCTGTCATATTTCATTCTCCTTTCCCACTATAATGCGGTGGTATCGCTCTATATTAAAAGTCAGCTTTCGCTGACCTCTAATAACTTATTTTTTGTTTTACTCTTTCTTTTGTCGTACTGCATAACCAATATGCTAAAACGGCACTATCTAAAAGTGCCACTTCAATATCCGGTCTTATAGATTTATATCCCCATGCTCCATTAGAACCGATTGTCCTTTTCTCACAATTTGTTGCTGCTTGCATTAAGGATAATTGATTCATATGACAAATCGTTTCCGAAAAGATTCCCTGTTCAAATGAAGAATATGCGGTAGTAACTTCTTTAACAGTAGGACAGATTGGCTTTTTAAGTCCACTTCGTACCATATCTTTTTCAAGCAATGCTTGCCCGTTTGCACCATCTACCACAACTTTTGCAACATCTGCTTTTCTTAAAAAGGAAATGATCCAAGAATTGCCATCTCGTATTGATCGACAATCGTATCCCTCGATAAAAATCTTTCCGGAAGAAGTTTTAACAGCTGATGAAAGCGCAACATTCGTTCCATCATGTCCATATTTGATTCCAACAAATAATTTGCCCTTAAGTTCTATTTCATCTTCAATCTGTAAATTCAACCACTCTTTTTCACTGATTTCTGATTTTAAACTATAGCTTATCCACAACCCCAATCGTTGAATATTAAAGTCAACATCATCATTTCCGATTTCGTCTAATATCTTTCTTTCTGTCAAAACGGTCCCTAGTGAAGGATTTGTTTCATACCATAAGTCTTTATCTTTTGGATTTGATTGAACTTGTACTGACCATTCAGCCCATCCTGCATTGTTTGTATTTCCTGATAGAACCGATTTTCTAAATTTAACAAAAACTGTTCCAGACGATGTCATTGTTGGTGGGGTACCACAAAAAATTGTTTGTGGGTTTTTGCTATCAGATACAACATACTTTAAAGCACTCTCTTGATCATCTTGGTATTCTTGCGCCTCATCAATAATTAAAAGATCAAATCCTTCACCTAGTCCACCCTTTGATGTCCTTGTTCTGAATTCAATTTTACCTCCACCTTCTACTTCTATATGCTCTTTTCCAAATGCCCTATAAGATGAAATAATTTCTATATGAGCTTTTACTAGTAAGTCCGTTAATCGCTCCCATGCACTATGTGTTGTTGTAGTCCTGTGAGCAGTATGTAAGATATGTTCTCCTTTTTTTAATCCGTACATTTCACGTATCGCAACAATTTCATTTTTACCATTTCGCCTCGGTACACTATATCCAAATTTAGTATGAATATAGAGATTTTCTTCATTGTAAGATAAAATATCATATAAAAGTAGTTCCTGCCACTGTTGAGCTGTTCTTCCTGTTGAATTATATAAATCAATTGCTTCCTGACCGTAAGTATTTTCATAAGGAGGTACAAATGAAGTGGTCGGTGTTTGTCTTCCTATTCTGTTTTCCATATTTACCTCATGTTTTCTCTCCTCATCTTTTTATTTCGATTGCAAAATCATCATGATTCTATTGCATAATTAAAAAAAATATGATATATAATAATTATGAGATATAACCTTTGCCGGAGCTGGCGGGGGAGGTATCTCATTTTTTATTTCTATATATTTTCTCTAATTTTCCATTTATAATAACAATTACATCTATTGAAATTTCACTATATTCAAGTCTATGGTTAATCTCTTTAATCAAATTAGTATTTGAGATATTATTGTTACTGTAATTAAGTATAATTCCTCCAGGATTAGTTGCAATTTGTTTTATTCCTTTACGCAAAGCACTATTTGCTGATTTCTCTGTTGTTACTGTTTTTAAATCCCACAACTTTCCATTCCAAAGATAATCAGCACTCTTTATATTCTGAATATTTTTTTCATTAATAAGAAAAATATCTCCACCTAAATTTCTATGTAACCATTTAGCAATATTAATTTCATCTTTATGAGTTTGTATTTTATAACCATCATCATAAATAATTTCGCCTTTCCCTGGTTGAGATTTTTTTACATATTCTGTTGTAACATCTTCTAAATTTTTTGTTACCCATATTTTCTTTTTTTCCAACGGATGTTGAATCTTTTTAAATGTATTTTCTACTATCACTTTTTTATTCCATATATTTTGTGATTTTCCTTTGACCGGTTGATAAATAACTGTACATTTACAATTTTGATGCCTTCTAAATACATCATTCCCTGTATCTTTAACTTCTTCATAATCGTATGTACCTACCAAATGAGAACACCACTCACAACATTTTCCTGATGATTTTCTAATAATCTTCGGGTTAAAACCGGTTTTGAAATGGAAATCAGCATTTTTTTTAATACAATCATCAACGATGCTTTGACTAAAATTAACAATAGGTTCCATAAGCATATTTGATACATCTTCAAATTTATCTGCCTCTGATATCACATCAATAAGACCATCGATTCTATCTCGATTTAAATCCGGCAAAATTGCCTTGACATTAATATCTGCTTTTGAGTTAAGAATAGTTTGTGTCTTTAAACAATAACTAGAAATGTTATCATAGTCTTCCTTTAAAAGTGGATTGAGAATCCTTTTTGCAATGTTGTAATACATTTTCCCATTAGGTAAAATAGATGAATCTAAATTTTCTTCAAATACTTCACTTAATAATTCTCCTACATGGATCGCATACTCGTTTGCATCTTCGTAATCAGCATTTCCCTTTCCAAGATTAGAAAGATATTTGTTTATTTTTTCATCACTTTCAAGTTTTTTGTTGAAGCTTTTTTGTAAAAGTTCTAATAGTTCTGGAACAATATCTTTCTCATTCATACTTTATTCCTTATCAATTCCGGTAAGATCTCTCAATACTTCTTTATCAATATAATCCGGAAGTGCTTGATTAATCTTAATTGCTCCATCTCCAATACTTGATAACATAGATGCATCCGGTTCAAACAACGGCTCCCATTTTGGCTTAGTTAAATAGAAATTCTGTCTTTTATATGGTGTTTTATCACGAACACATGCTGCCAAATATCCAACATTTAAAAAACCGCTTCCAAATGTACGCTGCGCTTTTCTTGCGATGGAGCGTAAATTTTCGTGAGCGGCTTTTATAGCTTCTTGACTAGATGGATTGTCTGATACAAATCCCAAATCATCTACAGTCAAACCTGTTTCTCCTGCGAAAAGAGATGCAAACATTTTTAACTGATCCATATAAGGTGTCATAGATTGCTGTGAGAACTGTCCAAGCGTTGGTGAGTCCCCTTCTTCATCTTTTGTAAATGTAAGCATCGAAGACATAGTTGCTTTCCATTTTTCCATTTTCTCAGCATCATCAGACAACCCTGTAATATACTTTTGTGGATATGAGTAAAACTCTGCTGAAATTTCCGACCTTTTAATAGTTCTAACTGCCGATTGAACAATAGACATACATGAACGACTTATCCGTGAATGTCCAAAAGGTCTTACTGCATCCGGTCTGAATATAATTGGTACTAACAATGGATATGGAGATGTGTAATTATATATATCTGTAATAACTCCTTTTTCATAGATTGTTGTTACCCCTTCAATAAAATAAGCTTCAATCAAAGGATTTCCATTATCATCTCTTGATAAAACAGCATAACCCTCAATCAACAATCCTGTTACTTCATCCAATATTCCCGTAGCATTTCCACCATCGATGACCTGTAATTGTGGAAATCCCCACAGGTCACGAGAAATATAAACAAAACAACATGATGAAATCAAAGCACTTAGCATAGCAGAATCAAATAATACATCTTGATTATTCAATCTAAAAATTTCATTTAAATTATAATTATCATTACTGAATTCTCTAAATACCATTCTGTCTGCCAATGCATCAACGGCTTTTGCACACCATCCCAAAACAGAGGTCGCACCAATCAAACTTGGTGGAGTTGAAATATTAAAATCTTTAACAATATTTTTCATCTCATAATACTCATATCTCGTCAAAACTCGTGATCTTTTATTTGATAATTTTCTTCTCAAATATTCAATTCCTTTATATTTCATTTTCTTATTTCTCCTTTCAAGTTTTTTTGCGTGTGTTTTTTTTCACA